CTGCAGTTGTTTCATCAGGGGCTTGATGATCTGCTCCTCGACCGGGTCCACAGGCGTGGCCGCCGCCGCATCGGGCTTGGCGAGCGCGATCTTGGGGTAGCGAAACTCAAGAAACTTGATCTCGATCGTCCACTCGCCGCTGTCGGTCTGCTCGGGCTGCCCGACCTCGGCCGCCGCGACGGCTTTGATGTCCAGCGACTCCAAAAGCGGGTGCCAGATGTCCAGCACGCCGGAGTCTTTGCCCGTGCCACCGCGACGCGTCGGCAGCTTGTCGACGATGGGCTTGAACGCGTCCCAGCCGTCCCAGTCCTCCACCGAATAGAGGCGCAGCTTGACCGAGAAGTGCGCGAGCCCTCGACCCTTGAACACACTGAACGCGCCCGAGATGCCGAAGCCCTCGCGCTCATCCCAGCGGCGCACCGAGGACGCGCCCGACACGTCCGCAAGGCCGGGCGACTTGACGTCGGACAGCCTGATGTAGTCGCACGGCTCATCGATCGGGTTCCAGGTCATGCTGGCGACGCTCCGATCTCAATGGCGACGCCCTCGAGCACGCGCATCAGCTCGCGCTTGATGTCGGCGGCGATGGAGGTGGCCTGCTGACCGTCCTGCGCGGTCACGTTCACGTCCCCGACGTTGATCGTGACGGTCTTTTGCGCGCTGTTCGGCGCAGGCGCACCCGCTGGCGAGCTCGGCACGGCCGGAATGCTCGGCGCGTCGACGATATTGGCCACGGCACGGCGCGCGCCCGGTGTTCCAGCCTCGACGCCGGCGGTCACGCCTTGCGGAAGACTCAGCCCGAGCTTGGCGAACACCTTGGACGGCGACGAGATGCCCAGCGTGTCCTTGAGCGCCTTCATGGCGCTCGTGCCGAGGTCGGTCACGGCGTCGACGACCCACTGCGCGCCCGCTTTGAGGCCGTTGACGATGCCGTCCACGATGGCACTGCCGAGCGACTTCCAGTCGATCTCCTTCCACAGCCGGTAAAGCTGGTAGCCCGCCGCGATCACGGCGACGATCGCGACGGCGGCCAGGATGAACGGCGCGGCCAGGATCAGGCCTTGAATCGCCAGCGCTCCCACGGCGACGACGGCGGCCCAAATAAAGGGCATCGCGGCAATGAGCGCGCCAACGATGAGCGCGCCTGTCAGGACAAAGGCCGCGCCGATCAGCTTCACCGCGATCGTGCCGAGCTTGAGGGCCGCGTTCTGCTTATCCATGTTGCCGAGGACCGTGGCGTCACCGAATGCCTCACGCCACCACTTGCGTACTTTGAGCAGGACGATGCTCAGCTGGAGCGCGCCGATGATCAGGCCCTGAAAGAAGCGCTTCAGCAGCGGACCGAGGTACTCCACGGTCGCGATCATCGGCTTGAACATGACGGTGACGATCGTCTTGAGCGCCTTACCGCTGTACGTGCTCTGCGAGAACAGGTCCGTGACGCCTTTGAGTGCGCCGAGCACAGACTCGAAGTCGATCCCGGTGAACAGCGCGGCGTAGGACTCGTGCAACTTCTTGGACTGCACGTCGAGGTCGAGCATCTGCCGCGCCGCGATTCCGCCGAGGCGTGCCTTGACGTCGTCGGCGAGAGCTTTGACCGACCGGCCGGCCAGGTTCGCGCCTGCCGCCCAGCCCACGAACGCACTTGCCGCGGCGTCGCCCTGGACGCTGGCCTTGATGCTCGCGGCCTCGAGCGCCACGGCGAGGTTTTCGCCGCGCAGCCCTGCCTTGTAGAGCTGTTCGCTGTACTGGCCGACCTTGTCGCGACCGAGCGCGCTCGAGGCGCTCACTTTGTCGATCGCGTTTTGCATCTCCGTGGCGCTGCCGGCCGCGATGCCATGCCAGTTGCGCATCTTGGTCAGACCCTCGAGTCTCAAGAGCTCGGCCCGAGCGGCGTTGCCCTGGGCAAGCCCGTACTGAAACAGACTCGCCACGGCGGCGACGGTGGCGGCCGTGAGTGCCACGACAGCGAGCGCGATGGCCGCGACGCCGAGGGCGATGCCGCCTCCGGCAAGCATCCCCTTGAGCCTGGCGAACCCGTTCGCGATGTCTCCCACGGGCCCGGGTAGCGACTGCGCATTCTTCTGCATCTCGGCAAACGCGTTCTTGGCCGCCTCGCTCTTGCCCTTGACGCCCGTGAGCGAGCCACCGAGCGAGATGTAGCTGGACTGTGCCGACGCGATGGACTGTTTCTTGGCGTCGATCTGCTGCTTGAGCTTCTGAAACTGTTCGATGTTGACCGACGATCCGCCCTGAAGGTTCTTCATCGCGGCTTGCATTTGCCGCAGTGCTGCGTTGTCGGCCTGGATGGACGCCTGCAGCTTCTTGAGCGCGCCGGCGGCGGACTCGGCCGTCTTGCTCGTGCCGTCCTCGAGGTTGATCTCGAAAGTCGCCTGCGCGTCCGCCTTGCCCATGTGTCTAGCTCCCGCTCGACAGTCCCTTGCGTATCAGACTCAGGTCGCGAATCGCCTCGGCCATCCACACGGCGCCGACGTACGCCCTGACGTAAGACCCGTCGACTTCTTCCGGCTCGGTGCCGAGCGCCGCCAGCAGACACGAAGCGGCGATTCCAAGATCGTCCCGCGTGCTCGCGAGCAGCGCGCTTATTTTCCCGCGGCGGCCCCCACCTTCACGCCAGCGAGCGCGCACGCGAGGTTGGCCAGTGGGACGAGGATCCCCGGCTGTTCGGTCAAGTAGCGATCAAACTCGCTCTTGTCGGGATGGACGAGGCACGTGCGCACGAGCTTTTCGCACTCGAGGTTGTTGAACTCACCCTGATCCTGAAACCGCCGAAAGAGCACGTGGTGTGGCTTCTTCAGGATCACCACGCCGAGCGTCGTCGGGTACGTGTTGATCTTGCCGCCGAGCTCGCCGTACTCGGCCACCGCCTTCTCGATGGCCTGCTCGTCCCGGAGCGCGCGCTCCTCGCTCTCGACCTCGGCCAGGAGCGCCGCGGCGGCCTCGCGCTTGTCGCGCTCCTCGGCGAGACGCGACCGCTCGAGCCGCGCGTTCTGCAGCCGCTCGGCCAGCGCGATCTCCGAGGGCGGCAGTACCGCGACGTTGTCTTTCCAGTTGGGTGCGTTGCTCATGGCAATCCTTTGCTCGCGTCAAAGAGTGCGAGTCCGTTGCGCAGGACGTAGAAATAGTCGAACTCGAGCTCGGCCTTGAGCGGGTCGGGACCTTCCTCGTGCGAGGTCGTGTCGCCCACGATCACGCAGCGCGTGAGGTCGACGTGCAGCGGCAACAGGTCGCTCTCCACGTACTGGACGGTGATCAAAAACTCGACGTTGCCGTAGCTGATCCGGTCGGGCGCGAGACTCGCCAGCTTCACGCGTAGGGCGTGCGCGGCGTCGGTGGTGCCGCCAAGCTTTCCCGCCTCGGTGGTGTACTTGCCGGCCGACCGCCCGCGCGGCGTGTGGTGGCGCGCCATGCCGTAGCCTTTGACGCGCTCGCGCTTGTCGCCGTAGCTGATCGAGTTGAACCCGCAAAACAGGTCGCCGTCGACCTTGCAGATGATCGATCCCCACGAGAACAGATTGCCGTTGACTCTGATCTGGTCGGACATGGTTTAGACCGCCTGCACTTGGAGCGCCGGATTGAGGAAGCCGACAGTCAGGTTGATGAACTCGCTGTACGCCAGCGGGATGATCCGCGCGTCGCCGGTGAGCGTCTTGGTCGACAAGAGGTTGTCGACCCGCGACAGCGCGAACGTCACGGCCGAGGCCTTGGGCTTGGCCATGATGATGGCGCGCATCGCCTCGCGCGCGCCTGCCTCGATCTCGAGCGCTTCCTCCTCGAGGATGAACCCGGTCGCGGCGGACACGAGCACAGGCTTATTGAGGCGGCGTCGAAAGTAAGACTGCAGAGCCGCGTGTCCCAGGTTCATCACCCGACGGTGCGCGAGCAGCTGGTAGTCCGAGCCGCCGGGCGAGAAGATGCGCGGCCGGTTGATGTACACGCCGGACTCGCCCTCCCAGGTGCGCAGGACGGTGAACCGCGCATCGTCGAGGCCAGGGTTGATCGACTCGTCATGCTCGTCCGGGTTGCCGTTGACGTCGCGAATCGACACGCCGACCAGGCCGCCGAGCGTGACGTCCGCCGCGTTGACCTCCTCGCTCTGCGACGCCTCGACGGCGGCGACCGACAGCGCGATCGGGCGTTTGAACTTGCGGCCGGACACGCTCGAGGTGAGCTTGCACGCGCCGGCGCACAACTGACCGCGCACCGTGGCTTTCGAGGAGAAGATCGTGCTGATCGCAGCCAGGTAGGCAGCCTCGGACTCGCCCGCGTTCGGCACGCGTGTGTTGCCGATCCACGCGCGCTCCTTGCCCGCTACGTGCAGCGCCGTGAGCTTGGTCTCGAGCAGGTCGAACGCGGTGGCGTCGATGGCGCCGACGATCTCCACGAGCTCCCAGCTGACCGCCGAGTTCGTAAGCGCGTCGAGGGCCAGGCCGAGGTCGCTAGTGTTCCACTGCGGCGGCGTGGTGCGGCTGGTGGCGATGTCGCCCGCGACGAGCGTGCCGGCGCCGAACGCGATGGCGAGCGAGCCCGCACCCGGAATCGGATATGACGCGGCGATCCCGAGCGCCGTCAACGGCGACCACGTCCGGCCGCCGTCGAGCGAGTACACGAACGTGATGCCGGCCGTGCCCTTCGTGCCGCCGCTGATCACCTTGAACACGAGCTCGTAGTCATCGTCCGGAACGCCGGTCAGCGTGATGACGCTCGTGCCGGTGACGCCGGTGATGACAGGCGTGCCCGGGGCGCCCGCAGTCGTGTCGTTCGTCCTGACGATCACGACAGGCCGGCCGTAGACCTCGAGCGCGTGGCAAGCGGCCTCGACCAGGGGCCCGCTCCCGAACGTGGTGACCACATCGCGGGTGCGCGCAAAGGTGGCCGGCTGATTCTTGGGGCCGCTCGAGGCCGACCCGACGATGGCGAGGAGCTTGCCCGCGCTCGCAGGCAGCACGCCCAGGGCGCCGTCCAGCTCGGTGATATTGACTGCGGGTTGGGACATACGGGAGCGCTCCTATGCGGGTTCGGCTTGCGTGGACTCGGTGACGTCGAGGTCCGTGACGTGGAGGGTGGCGACGGTGTCGACGGGAGCGACAACCCTTGGCGTGCCGACGATGGGCGCGCGCAGGGAGAGCACCACGCGAATGGCGGCGCCTGCGCGTCGGGCGCGATCGCCGCCGACCCACTTGCTCGAGACGATTAGATAGGTGCCGTGCGCCTCGCGCTCGACGGCACTGAGCCAGGCGTCGTACAGCTCGCGCGCGCCCTGGTATTGCGCCAGCTCGTTGACCGGCGCGGCGCTGTCGTACGAGGAGATCTCCACGGCGCACAGCTCGATCAGCGTCGCCAGCTGGCGTCCGTTGCCGTTTGTCTGCCTGGGAGCGGCGACCGCGCCAAGGTTCCCGCTATCGTCGCCC